AAGCGCGTACTGATTACCGAGGAATACACCCAGGCCGAGTATTTGCGCCACCTGATTCGCGAGGATCTGAAGAAGCGCGAGGCAGAGTTAGATTCCGCCTTTTTTGAAGACGGCGAAAGTGCCTAATCGGTACTGACTCGGTACTAAGTAGAACTACGAACATGACGTACTCAAAATCCCACAAGCTCTGCCGCTCATGCGATGAGCTAAAGCCGCGTGAGTTTTAAGGGAAAGATGCCGTTCGATATGGATTTCCGGAACGCGGTTATGCGGATGCGGAAACAAGGGATGACGGTGAACGACATTGCTCTCGCCATGGATCTGCACAAGACCAGCGAGCGGGAAGCGATAGCGGTGATCTGCCAGGCCAAGGAACTGCGGCGGTATGGACATGGGATTGAGGTTGGCGGGCCGGTGAAGGCGGGTGCCAACCGCAGTCAGCGGCCGACGACATAGCAGAAAAGCAAAAGCCGGGACCGACATCCCGGCTCTTTATCAACCATCACAAGGAGCAAGCATTGTGACGAAACAGATTGTAGCAAACGCCGCAAAGGATGTCGTGATCCGTGACGCAATCCGATTGCTTGGCAAAGAGTATCGAAGAGGATTTACCGACGCCATCCAGATGCTAGATGACTATATCTGCCCAGCCACGGGCGAATCATCGACGTCGAATGGCCGCTCCTACACGGCTTATACCCAGGCGTTGAATAAGCGATTTGGTTTAAGCAAGGAACAGGCAGAAGCACACGCCAATGGGGAAAACATTCGTGATCTGGTGGACGGCATGACGCTGCACGCCATTTTGTTGGCCGAAGCCGATGCGGCTTCAGAGATTATTGGGGGCATCCGGGAAAAGCTGCCGAGACAGCTTATCAAAATGCGCATGAAAGAGGCTTTTGAGCGACACGCAGGTACTTTGCGGCGCATCCAGACGAATCAGAGAGGTTTTGCATGAATCAGTTATTACCCAGCCTGGCGATAGAAATCGACGCGCTGCACGAACAGGCAGAAACTTATGCAAATCAGGCCGTGATCTACGCGGCGCGGTGCGGTGCGAGGCTTTTGGAGGCCAAGAATGATGTTGAACATGGGGAGTGGCTTGGGTGGTTAAGCGTAAACACTAAAGTCAGTTACGACAAGTCGAAAAGGTACATGAGGCTGGCCAAAGAAATGCCGGAACTTTTGGACGCAAATAGTGCGATGTCGCCCAATTTACCAGGTACTTATCAGGCACTTGCGTTAATTTCTGCAGACGAAGAAACCAAAGCCATCGTCCAGGAAAAATTGGACGCCGGAGAAACCGTTAGCGTCAAGGAAATCGAGCGGTTAAAGCGCGAGGCGGAAGAAGCCCGCAACAAACTAATTGAAGCCCGTGGCGAGGCGGATAGCCAGCAGGGAATTATCAAATTGTTGGAGCGTAAGCTCAGCGAGAAACCGACCCAGGTGGTGGTCGAGAAGGAGGTTATTCCCGCTGACTATGAATCGCTGAAGGAAAAATCTCAGCGGCTGGATAAAAAGTCGGCGGATCTGGAAAAGGAAATCACGACGATTAAAGACCGCATGAAGGCCGACATTGATCGCGGCGTGAAATCCTACCTGAAGGAGCGTCAGGACGAATTGGATGCCATGCAGGGCAAGCTGGAGCGTTTGCGTGATGAGTCCGAGAAGTGCCGGCAGGAGATAGTAGGGGCCAACCGCAAAGAGCAGGAATTGAAGGCCCAGGTGCAGGCGATTGATGACGCTAATTTTGCGCTCAACAAGCTGGCCGTTGCCTTGGCTGGTTTTGAGTTCATGCCGGAAGGCCATGTGCTGCGCCAGTGGCAGACCCTTCAGCAGAGCTTGCAGGATGGATCCTCTGCCGTGAAGACATTTACCTCGTTACGGCTGGCATCTTGAGCCAAGACGCAAAAGCAAAAGCCGGAGCGACCACTCCGGCTCTCTATCAACCATTGATCGAAAGGAGGATCAACGATGACTGGTGATTATTTTAACACGATCAAACATGTCGGCATGTACTCAACCAAAGTGCGAATTCGGCAAGATGGCTCAATGGTTGTGGAGCAAACCAACAGGCATGGAAATTCAGACTGCGTGATTCTTCCTAAGGATTTGGTCAACCGCATCGTTGATGCAGTCGCTAATAAATCTGATGGGAGGGCAGCATGAAACGCCCAGCATTCCAGTTTTACCCTGGTGATTGGTTGACGGATACCGCACTCAGATGTTGCTCAATAGGAGCCAGGGGACTATGGATAGACATGATTTGTTTCATGCACGGAGGTTCCACTTATGGCTACCTGAAGGTTAACCATAAGGTTATCCATACATCCAACCTTGCACGCATGGTGGGCTTAACCGCCGATGAGGCTGAAGGTTACATCCAGGAACTGATTGATGCGGGAGTCTGCCAAGTCGATGAAGAGGGGTTGCTTTTTCTCAAAGCGGATGATTCGAGACGAAAACCTGCGCCAGGTAAGGGCTGCAGGCGGAAAGAAGGGCGGAAACCCAACCTTGATGGTTAAGGAAAATGACGAAGTAAGGTTAACCACCGAGGTTAAGCAAAATCCAACCCCTTCTTCTTCTTCTTCATCTTCATCTTCAAAGAAGAAAGAAGCGCGCACTCGCGATCCTGATGCTCCTGCTGTCTGCACTCCCGAAATGATGACGGAGGTAGATATTGCCGTCGCCAAAAAATTCATTGCGCATCGCAAGCAGGTTGGAGCCAAGGGCGACTTCACGGTAGACGCTTGGTCATTCCTGCTGCGGGAAGCGGCCAAGGCGGAAGTAACGCCGGCCTTTGCCGTGGAGTACGCGATCGGAAGGCAGTGGCAGAGCTTTACGGCGAGCTACTACCTCAACGCCGAACGGATTGGCGCAGCGGCTCCGGTGAATCGTGAACCCATGCACCGTTCCATGATGCGTGGGGCATTCCGCTTATGAGCACCGTCGAACCCATCATCATCGGCACGCTGCTAAGGCATCCGCAGTGGATTGCCAAGGTCGGTATCAGCGCTAACCACTTTGCCGACCCGTTCTGCCGGGATGCGTTTGCGGCGATGCGCGCTGCCATCTCCGAGGGGCTGGAAATCGATGTCGTCACCGTGGCGCAACGCATGGACGGGATGCCAGTTGCGGAACTCTCGACGTGGTGGAAGGAGACGATTACTCGTCCCGAAAACCTGAGCGAGTGGTGCAGCAAGCTCCGCAAGGACCACCGGGGCCGTGAATTGGTGGACCTGCTGGGGGTTGCCCACAAGACGGCGCAGGAAGGTAAAGACCCGGACGCTATCCGGTCCAAGTTGATCACCCGGCTGTCGTCGCTGGATGACGATTCGCAGACCTTTGACCACGACACGACCCGGTTGATGTCGTCGGTGGTGGACTTCCTGCAGGAAGCTCATGACGCTTTCAACGCGGGGGGTATCGTCGGTGTACCGGCGGGGATTGCTGGCATCGACAAGCTCATGGGCGGTTTCCACAAGTCCGACCTGGTCATCGTCGGCGCCAGGACTTCCGTGGGCAAGACGGCTTTCATCATGTCGCTGGCCCTGAATGCGGCCAAAGCCGGGCGCAAGGTCGGCATCATCTCGGCGGAAATGTCGGCGCAGCAAATCGGGTTGCGTCTGACCTCGATGGTCAGCAACGTCGATTCATACCGTCTGCGCTCCGGAGACCTGACGGAGGATGAATTTGCTCGTATCAGTCACGCCGCTCAGATCACGCAGGGGCTGAATATCCGCGTTTACGACAAGCCGGCTTGTACGCCGGGGGATACCGCCATCCAAGCAAGGGCGTGGCAAATCGGTGGCGGCTTGGACATTCTGTTTGTCGACTACCTCACCCGACTCACCCCTGATGACACCAACAATTCCCGCGTCCGTGAAGTCGGCCAGATGGTGTCTTCACTGAAGACGCTGGCCAAGTCTCTCAACATCCCTGTGGTTTGCCTGGCGCAGATTAACCGCAGTTCTGAACAGCGCGCCAACAAGCGTCCGCTCCTGAGCGACCTCCGTGACTCGGGCGAAATCGAGCAGGAAGCCGACTCCGTGCTGCTGCTTTATCGCGACGCCATGCACAACGATTCCGCCGACCCGGAAAGTGCAGAAATCCTGATTGAGAAAAACCGACACGGTCCTTGCTCTGCAGTTGAGGCGCGGTTCATTCACAGCACGATGACCTGGGTGGGCCGCCATGATGGATGAAAAACTCAAAAAGCTGGGCCAGTCCATATCGGCTGGGGCGCAAGCCAAGCGCGACATGAAAGCCGATGACTGGGCGCAGGTTCAGCGTCATCACCCCGACCAGGCCGAATTCATCTCCGCCATGGGTGCTGTGTTCGGTAAACCGGCCAGCGTCCAGGTGAAGACCGACAAGGGCGACGTGATTCTGGATACCAACCGTTACAAGTGACCGAATGCGAATCATGCAAAACCCGAGACATCTACCGGTTTGGCAACGAGCTGTGCTGCTGGTTGCGATTCTTCAGGGGCTTGCCAGGCCTGCCCGACGGAGACGGCCTGACCACCCAAGATTTCTGGCTCGCCAAGCTCCGCAAGGCGGGCAAATACCCACTGGCGAATGACATCGCCAAATCACTCAACGAGGAAGCCCATGGATAAAGAAATCAATCTGACGAAACTGCGCGAACACTTGCCGCTGCTGGAAGCGAAATGGCAGGACAAGGACGACGCCACGACGGAATACAACGCCGCAGTGGATGCGGTGAGCGCGGAAACCGGGGCAGAAAAGGCGGTACTGAAGAAGCTGGTGACGGCGATCAAGAAGGAAAAATCCGAGAACGCGAAAGCCGAGGCGGATGAGTTGAGTGACCTGATCGACGCGATCGGCTGCTGATTATGGATGCTTTTTCAATAGATCCAGGAACCTGTGAGCCAATCCCAAGAGAGGCGGCCGTCTTGCTGGTTCAGCAGGCGCTCGATCGAATTCGTGACGAACCAAAAAACCAACGGCGATAGGGGATGGCAGTGCGGAGGCGCTTACTGGCGGTTAGCCAAAGTGCTGGACTTGTATCTGTACCCAAGGCTGGTTACTGAGGAGGGCGATGATCACGCTGCTTTCATCATTCGCGAGCACGGCAGGATCCAAAGAGAACCATGAAGTGCCTGATGGTTCGCGGAGGAAACACCCTGGTCCCGAGTGACGACGTGGCGCGGGATCTGGTCGGCAAGATCAAGCCGGGCGACGGCGTGTGGGTGGACATCAAGCGGCCGCGCTCTTTGCCGTTCCACAAGAAATTCTTCGCCTTGTTGAACTTGGGCTTTGACCACTGGGAGCCGGAAGAAGCGACCTACAAGGGTCAGGTGATCCAGAAGGATTTCGACCGGTTCCGTGGCGACATTTTGATTCTGTCTGGCCATTACGACGCGGTGTTCGACATCAACGGCAACGTGAAACTGAAACCGAAGAGCATCAGTTTTTCCAACTGCGACGAGGACGAGTTCAACAGCGTGTACCAGCAAGTCCTGACGGTGATCTGGAGCCGGCTACTGAAGCAGGCGAATTACGAATCACCGGAAGAGGTGGATCGGGTCGTCAATCAGTTGATGAGTTACGCATGATGTTCCGATCACAAAAATACCTGAAAGCCGCGAAGGGCAGGGCTTGCACGCTGCGGATCCCCGGCATCTGCAATTGGAACGCCTCGACGACGGTGTCTGCCCATTCCAACCTGGGTCGTCATGGCAAGGGCATGGGCATCAAGGCCCAGGATATTTTCTCGGCCCACGCCTGCAGTGCCTGTCACGACGTGTATGACCGTCGAGTGCCGTCGGATTACAGCAAGGACGAATTACAGGATCTCTGGCAGCGAGGATTTGAGGAGACGTTGCTGCGGAATCTGGAAAGCGGGTTGCTGAAGGTATGAAAACCTCGCCCCTTGAAGCGGAAATGGCCCTGCAGATTCGGGCCGCGAAGTTACCGGATCCCCTCCGTGAGCATCGATTCCATCCGACCCGGCGCTGGCGGTTTGATTTCTGCTGGCCGGAGGCGGGCATTGCGCTGGAAATCGACGGGGCAACCTGGACCGGTGGCCGGCACACGCGGGGATCGGGTTATCAGGCCGATTGCGAAAAGCTGAACGAGGCGGCGGTATTGGGATGGCGGGTGTTCCGGGCGACGCGGGACATGGTCAAGAGCGGGTATGCGTTGCGGTTACTNGAGGCGGTGCTGGNATGAAGCGACGGAATTTGACGGGCATGGTGCGCGGGTGCTGGACNATCCTGGAGGACGTGGAGGACAAGATTTACGACGAGCGCCGCGTGCGTTATGTGCGGGCGAAATGCCGCTGCGGCACCGTCCGTGCCTGTCGAGCGGATTCGATCACCAGCGGACTCTCGAAGAGCTGCGGCTGCCATCGGGCGGAAAGAGTCCAGGCGCACTTCGCGGCGAGGCTGGCATGAATTGGGACGACGAGGCCGATTTGTACCTGAAGGACCACTACAACGACACCAGCGCCAAGCGCATTGCCAAGGAGCTGGGCTGTGATCCGGAGGACGTGTACCGGCGGGCCTACAAGCTGGGATTGGGCTGCCGGCAGGTATGGACTCGGCGGGAGGATATGGCGATTCGATTGATGTATTTCCGAGGCGCGAGAGCGGTGCATAAGCTGCTGTCGGGCCGGACGATAGGGGCGATCTGGGCGCGGGCCTGGCGATTGGGACTGGCAAAAGCACACGAGGAGTGGGTTGATGAGTGACATGATCAAAGGGGCGGCGCAAGCACAGGCAGATTTCATGAATGCCTGCCGGCAGCGCGTTGAGTTGGGGCAGGCCAATGGCGAATTGGCCGATCTGTACGTGAATTTAATGAAGGAAGAGGTCATCGAGACCGTTGAAGCCTGGAACGATGCGTTCCATCAGGCGGAAACCGGTGACGCTGATTTGATCGAGATCACGGCGCCGATTGTTGATGGGGCCATTGATACGATTTTCGTGGCATTGGGTTTGCTGAACGCGCTGGGGGTCGATGTTGAGGCGGCCTGGCAGGAAGTATGCCGGAGCAATCAATCCAAACTCGGACCGAATCCCACATTCAGGGCCGATGGCAAGCTGCTGAAGGATGAGCATTTCAGTGAACCGGACTTTGCCCGCGTAGTGCGCGAAAGCTGGGGGATTGCATGAAGGCTAGTGACGCTGTGGAGATGATNCTNAANNACNATTCAGCGAACACNTACCAGGTCGGCGGCGATCACTACAAAGCCATGGAAGTGGAGCCTTGGGNGGTCCTCCAGGCTGTTTTGACGCCAGAAGAGTGGGTCGGGTTTCTCAAGGGCAACATCATCAAATACGGCATGCGACAGGGGCGAAAGGAAGGGGCTGACGACGATGCCGACAAGGCCAAGCACTACATGAAAAAACTCAGTGAGGTGGAGGATGGCTTTGCTGGATTTTGATTTGCTGATGCTGATTCCGCTGGCTGCATTTCTGTTGTTTCTGTGGCTATGACACTCAAGGACCGGTTGAAGGACATGCTCCTGCTGTGGGGCGAATGGGAGGCCGAGGGGGTCTATGCCGCCCGAGCGCAACGCTCGATGCTGGGGCGGATTGGTGAGTCGCGGGCCACGGATGGCGGGCGACCGCTGCCACCCGGCGTGTGGATCCCCAACGACGTGATGATCGTGGGCCGGCTGATTGCGGAGATGCGCGAAACCTGCCGGGCCGGGGTGAGGTATGCCCGGCTGATCAGAAGGCGCTATGTCGCCGGGGAGGCGGTGACCGGGTCGGCGATTGAGCGGGCCGAGCGGTGGCTGCTGGAGGCTTACAAGCGAAAAACGTGAAAACGTAGGTCACACAAAGTGCAGGTTGTNCTGTACAAAACACGCAAGATTCCATNAGAGCGTCCATAGNGGCGCTCTTTTNTATGATCACACCCCCACTGCCCGCCCCGTGCGGGCTTTTTTATACCCGGAGGTTGGATGGACGCGCTGATTATCGCGCTGGTGAAGAAGCTGGCGGCCTGGATCGTCGGCGCGCCGTTCTTCGCTCGCGTTCTGAGCCTGGTATCGATGTTCGATGGCCGGCTAGATCTGGACGGCAACGGCAAGCGAGAGGCGGTCTTGGCTGAATTGGTCTCCGCCGGAGAGCTGTTTGGTAAGCGCCAGTTCAATCGGGCGATCGAGTGGGCGCTGGTGATTGTGGAGCGGAGCAAATAATGGGCATTGCGCAGGTTATTAGTCATGGTTTGACCACGGCCACGGGGATGAACGTCCAGGGCGTAATCCTGATTGCGCTGGCGCTCGTTTCCGAGATGGAGCAGGGCATTTATCGTCAGGCGGCATTCATTGTGGTGCTGCTGGTGTGGGCTTTTGTTTCTTTTATCACTCGCGGTCATGAGGCTTTGCCACAGCGCATTGACGAGCCACACGAAGACCTGGATCACGATTTGCCGCTTGATGATGTGCTGGCAGAGGGTCGTTCATTTGTTGATGACGGTGAATATCGCCGCCCGCTAGGTCTGATGGCGACACCGAAATTGCCGGAGATGTCCGTCAGCAAGCGCGGCATTGATCTGATAAAGCAATACGAAGGCTGCAAGCTCACTGCCTATTGGGATAAGTGGGGAAAAGTCTGGACGATCGGTTACGGCTGGACCATTGGCGTCAAAAAAGGCGACCGATGGACCCAAGCTAAGGCCGAGAAGATGCTGGCGGAAGGGGTCAAACCCTACGCCAAAGCGGTGGCTGATGCGATTGGCACGACCCCGACCACGCAAGGCGCCTTCGATGCCATGACCTCGTTTTGCTATAACGCCGGCCCCACCAATTTCCGCAAGAGTTCGATGCTTCGCTTTCATAAGCAGGGGAATAGGACGGCCGCCGGGAATGCGTTTCTGGCCTGGAATAAGGCCGGTGGCGTTGTGCTGAAAGGATTGGTTCGTCGTCGTGAAGCCGAGCGAGCGCTGTACCTGTCATGAAGTCGCCCGCAAATCTGGTCTTGGAAGGCTTCATCGTCTCTATCGTGATCTGTGTGGCAACGATTGCGCTGCTGCTGCTGTGGATGGTGCTGTGAAGGATCCCTACCAGGAAATGATGACCGAGGTGATGGGCTACATGCTCTTCATCGTGGCGTTTGTCGTGATGCTGGTATTGCATGGCTGCGCACCGGTGCAAGTAGCGCCAAACCTGAAACTGCCCGAACCCAAGGCCTGCCCCAAGCTCGTCATGCCGCCGATTGCAACGACATGTTATCTNGACATCAAAGGCGACGTGGTGGTGGNGGACGATTGCGGCGACACCTTACTGCGCGGCTATGTACGTGCGCGGTCCTTGCTGCGTTAAGCGGATGCACTTGCAACATGAAAACCAACCCGGTCCACGAGGTAACTGACGATGGCCGCTACAGCGCACTCGGATCAATCGGCGTCATGGCTGGCGTCCACTGTCGCGAAGCTACGAGGAATATCGATGAGTGATTGGCTGAAACTGGCGCTGACCATAGCGGGCACGGCGATCTTGATGTGGACGATGGTGCAACAGCATGAATTCCGCATTGAGAAGCTGGAGCATTCACTCGATCAGCATTTTCTGAAACACGATGAACAATACAACAAGATCCAGCAGACACTGTTGGATATCCAGCTCAAGCTGGGACGATTGACGGATAAGTAATGGCAAAGAAGTTTGAATTCGACCTGGAACTGGTCGAGCAATACGCATCAGAAGGATTGAGCGAGATTCAGATTGCCGAGAGTTTTGGCGTCAGCAGAGCAACCATCCAGCGCAATAAGGCCGAAGATGAGGCATTTGCAGCGGCTTATAAAAGGGGGCAGGCCTCTGGTGTCCAGAAGGTCGCCAATGCGTTGTTCAGGCAGGCCATGAATGGCAACACGACGGCACAGATCTTCTTCCTGAAGGCGCGTGCTGGCTGGAAAGAAACCCAGATCAACGAGAACCATCACACATTCGATGTGGATGCGGTTCTGGAGCGGGTTGAAGAGAGTGATGCCGGCGACTGATCTTGAGAAATACGAGCAGATTGTCCGAATCTGCAAGCGGGACTTTCTGAAGTACGCTCCCCTGGCCTTGAAGATCAGGGCCAAAGATGGATCCATTATTCCGTTTGAGCTAAACACGGCGCAGCGATACCTGCACCAGCAGCTCGAGCAACAAAAAGAAACGACCGGCAAGGTGAGGGCGATTATCCTCAAGGGCCGGCAGCAAGGCATGTCGACTTATACCGAGGCGCGCATGTACTGGCTGACTTCGCTGTCATCGGGCAAGCGTGCGTACATTCTGACGCACCTGGCCGAGGCGACCAGCAACCTATTCGGCATGACGCGCCGCTATCACGATCTCTGCCCGGCTTATTTAAAGCCCAGCACCAAAGCCAACTCTGGCAGTGCGCTGGTATTTGATCGGCGGAACTCGGAGTTCTCGGTCGCCACGGCAGGATCATCGGGCACAGGCCGATCAGCGACGGCCCAGTATTTTCATGGCTCAGAAATAGCCTTCTGGCCGAATGCCAACGATCACATGGCCGGTATCGGTCAGATTGTTCCGGATGCACCGGGCACCGAAATTATTCTCGAATCCACCGCCAATGGCGTGGGGAATCTGTTCCACGGTATGTGGCAGGACGCCGAAGCCGGCGTGTCGGATTACCAGGCCGTGTTCGTGCCCTGGTTCTGGCAATCGGAATATCAAAAGGCACCCCCTGTGGGTTGGCTGCCTGATGCGGAAGATGCCGATTATCAGCAGGCATTCGGGCTGACGCTCGAACAAACCTATTGGATGCAGCAGAAGATCCTCACGGACTTTCGCAGCGACCGCAGTCTATTTGATCAGGAATACCCAGGCTCTGCCGCGCTGGCCTTCAAGCGCGTGGATGGTGACCCATTGATCCCTATGGATCTGGTGCTGCCGGCGATTGCGGCCGGCAAAGAGCAGGCCATCANGCCAGAAGGCGCCGAGATCTGGGGGCTGGATGTGGCCGAATATGGCAATGATGACTCCGCTCTATCTCGCCGCAGAGGTCGCGTGATTACCCAGATTCAACGCTGGCATGGCAAAGGACCGATGGAACTGGTCGGCTTGGTGGCTAGAGAAGCTGAGCGATCAGCGCCCGATGCAATCAACGTCGACTGTACCGGCATTGGCTCGGGTGTCGCCGATCGATTACTGGAGCTGGGACTACCCGTGAACCGCATTCATTTTGGTGAGCGCGCCGTGCAGACCGATCAGTACGCCATTCGCCGCGATGAGATGTGGGGCGATATGAAGACCTGGCTGGAAGATAAGCCCGCTGTCCTCCCGGATGACTCGCGATTGATTGCTGACTTGACTGGCCCCCAACATTCTTACGATTCGAGCCGCCGCATGAAACTGGAAAGCAAGGAATCCATGAAGAAGCGCGGCCTGCGGTCCCCGGATGCGGGTGACTCTGTGGCCCTCACATTCGCGTTGCCCTACATGAATAGCAGTCGGAATGTCGTGGATAAATCCCGACGCGGCAATTGGAGAATTTGATGGCGGACGAATATATCTCTCCGAAAGGCCTGGAGTGGGACCAGTACGAGTCCATCATCGAGGAAATCCGTGAGCAGCCGCATTGGCGCAAGGATGCGGACAAGTGTGCGGACTATTACGATGGCAACCAGTTGGATGCGGAGACGCTGAACGAGCTGGATGCCAAGGGCATGGCGCCGCTGATCACCAACCTGGTCAAGCCGACCATTGATCTGGTGCTGGGCATGGAGGCCAAGACCCGCGTCGACTGGCGCGTGACGGCTGATCTGGATGAATATCAGGACGTGGCCGAGGCTTTGAGCCAGAAGCTGCATGAGGTGGAGCGCGAAGCACGGGCTGACAGAGCCTGTTCCGATGCCTATGCCTCGATGGTCAAGACCGGTGTGGGCTGGGTGGAAGTGTCCAGGGATGCTGATCCCTTCAATTATCCGTACCGCGTGTCTTCGGTCCATCGTCGGGAGATGTACTGGGATTGGTTGGCGAAGGAGCCGGATCTATCGGATGCGCGTTATATCGTAAGGAAGCGCTGGCTGGATTACGACCTGGTGGCGCTGCACTTTCCCAAGCACAAGAACATTTTGTCCGCCTCACGCGGCCGTTGGGACGGTGATTGGCTGGAAGTGGCCAAGGAAGACGTCGCCCTGGCCCAGGCGTTTGACCAGGAGCGGGGTTCATCCATCGCCGACATGGAGTGGTTGAGCTACAACCGCAAGCGGATCTGCCTCCAGGAAGTTTGGTACAAGGCCCACGTCCGCGGCAAGATCCTGCGGCTGCCTGATCGGGCGGTCGAGTTCGACCCCAAGAACGAAATGCACCAGATTGCCGTCTCGCAAGGCCTGGTGAACGTGGAAGAAGCCATCTTCGCCCAGCAGCGGATGTCGGTCTGGGCCGGCCCGCATCGCTTGCATGATGGTAAATGCGCCAAGAAGCGCTGCCCCTATGTGCCGTTCTTCGGCTTTAGGGAAGATTTGACCGGTGCGCCGTATGGCTTGATCCGGACGATGATCAGTCCACAGGACGAGATCAACGCACGACGCCGCAAGCTGATGAACCTACTCAGCTCCAAGCGCGTCATTGCCGATTCCGATGCACTGGATACCCGTGCCAATAGTTTCAGTGATGTACTGGAGGAGATTGCCCGCCCCGACTCGGTGGTGGTGCTGAATCCCCAGCGCAGAAACGGCAACGCCTTCGAGGTGCAGACCGATCTGGCGTTAAGTAATCAGCAGTTCGAGATCATGAAGGATGCCGAGATGGGCATTCAGTCGGTGGCCGGCGTCTATCAGGCGATGCTGGGGCAAAGTTCCAGCGCCACGTCGGGCCTGGCGATCAATAGCTTGGTGGAGCAGGGCACCACCACCCTGGCCGAACTGAATGACGGCTATCGTTATGCCCGGACGCGCTGCGGCGAGATGATCGTGGACCTGATCCGCGATGACCTCGTAGGACAACCGGTGCAAGTGATTGTCGGCGAAGGCAAGCGCAAGCGGGTTATCCAGCTCAATACGCCGATGCAGCACCCGGAAACCGGGGAAGTGGTGATGATGAACGACGTGGCCAAGTCGGTCACCAAGGTCACGCTGTCCGATGTACCGAGTACCCNGGCCTATCGTCAGCAGATGATGCAGCAGCTCAGTCAGGTGGTGCAGGCCTTGCCGCCCCAGGCGCAAGCGATCCTGGCGCCAGCCTTTGTCGAACTGTCCGAACTCCCCGATAGAAAGGCGATTGCCGACCAGATGCGCATGGCGCTGGGGATCCCTGATGTCGATGACAGTCAGGAAGATCCGGAAAAGCAGCAGATGATGCAGCAGATCCAGCAATACGAGCAGGCCATCCAGCAGATGCAGCAAGCCCCGCAGATGCTCGCCGCCCAGGCCAAGCAGGCGGAGATCGAGTTAAAACAAGCTGAGCTGCAGATGAAGGCGCAGAGCCAGCAGTTCAGCGACCAGAAGACCCAGGCGGAAACNCAGAAAATCCTGGTGGATACCGAATTGGCTGGGCAAAAGACCGCGCTGGAAGTGGAGAGCGCCGTCATCCATAACCGCAAGGCGATGCTGGAAAGCGAGCTGGAGTCGATCTAATGGCTGGACTACAAGACACTCGACAGCAGAAGCTGCCGTCGTTCGCCGATGCGCAGAAGATCATCCAGGCGCACAAGGCCGATTATGCGTTGCGCAATACCGAAACCGGTGACGTGATGCCGATGCGCTTGTCGCCGATGTCCAAGCAGGTTCGGGAGGTTTTCCCGAAGCCGGTCGAGGAGCCGCCTGCACAGGCTGTGTCTGGTCTGGCTGCAGCCAAGACTTATACGCCAGACGACTACCGAAATACTTACATCAAGGAGTTGCGCCAGGCGGGTTACAGCGACCGGGCCGTGGCGGCGATGCTGGGCGTAGGCCATGGTGAAACGGGCGGATACACACAGATGACCGAGAACGCTCGCTATACCACGCCAAAAAGGATTGCAAAGATCTTCCCGCATCTTTCTGGGCGAGCCAAGGAAATCGCGGCGATGGAGCCTAAGGACCAGTACAACACTTTCTACGACGGGAATAAAAAGATAGGCAACACGCAGCCAGGCGACGGATACCAATACCGGGGTCGCGGTGACGTGCATCTGACCGGCCGCCAAGGCTATGAAAACGTCGACAAGCATTACAACACCGGCGGCTTGATTGCCAACAATCCTGACCTGGTAGGAACTGATCCAGTCTGGGCGGCCAGATCGGCTATCGCTTTCCTTAGCCAGCCGGAAAAGATGGGGAGCAGAAAGGACTTTGGGCTGAAAGACGTTCTCCCGCTTGTCGGTGGTGCGCGTACGTCGTGGCCCACCAAGAAGAAAGCAGCCAAAGAATACCTAGCGAAGTTGCCAACCATGATGGCCAGCAACCCATAACCTAATCCCCACGCCAAAACGGCCCGCCTCGCGCGGGCTTTTTTGTGCCCGATTCTCGCCGGGATGGCGACATGCATCGCTGGGAAGCGACGCAGAGCACAGGCTCACCCACACGGATGCATCCGATAAATGCAAGTAGAAGACGATGACTGATGAAAACGTCAACCCTGACGTGCAGGCTGAATTCGACCTGAATCAGCTTGACCCCGACTCACTGCCGACCGATCCGGAAGCGCTGATCAAGCTTCTGGGTGGCGCGCAGACCGAGTTGCCTGAACCGGACGAAGCGCAGGACGAGGATCCTGTGGAAACGGCGTCGTCCCCCGAGGCGGTCAAGACCGAGGAAGACGAGGAAGCCCCCGTGCTGTCGGCCGATGGCAAGCATGCGATTCCCTTTGCTGTGTTGAAACAGGAACGGGAAGCCAAGCGTGCCCTGGCTGAACAGAACGCCCAACTTCAGCGTGAGCTGGAGATGCTGCAGCAAGCCAAGGCGTCTGGTACGCCGGTCGAAGCGGCCGTTGATATGGATGATCCTGAACTCAAGGCGTTCGAGGAGGAGTTCCCAGAACTCGCCAAAGCCAACACCAAGATGCGAGCGGAGAACCTACGCCTCCGCCAGGAAGTCGACGCGCAACGGCAGCAAGTCCAGGAAATCGCCGCGCACTTTAACCGTGAGCGGGAGGCCAAGCTGCAGCAGGACGCCGAGATGGTCAATGCGGCCATCGATGCGAATCCGGTGCTGCGGTACTTGCGCAGTGAAGAAGGGGACACGCAACTGTGGGAAGCCGCCGTTGCGATCGACAGCGACATGCAAGTCAAGCCGAAATGGAAGAACGCTTCCGTGGAGGAACGCTTTGCAGCCGTTGTGGCACGCCTGGAGGAAGACTACGGCCCGGTGAAAGTCCCTGCGGCCTATCAGTCTCCCGTCCGAAAACCTGCCGCCAAGCCCGCGCAGAAAGAAGAGCTGACGATCAACACGCTCTCCGATCTGCGCGGGGGTAGCAGTCCGGAGGCGACTGAACTCTCCGAGTCCATGAGCACGATTGATCTGCAGAACCATTTTCTCAATATGGACCCTGCTCAATTGGCGCGACTGGATCCCGAGGAATTCATCCGCCGAATGAAGTAACCGCGAACCGCCGAGAGGGCGGTTTTTTTATGCGCGTCGTGATGACGCCTTATCCCATTGCAGGACACTTAAATGGCACAAACAACTGTACCTGTGGGTTCTCCGTTAGCCCGCAAAATCTATGGCGCGGCCCTGTTTGCCCGAATCATTCAGGCGCCGAGTTTTACCAAAACCCTGACCGGTGAAGCCCCCAATCAGGGGTCTGCCGAGTCCAAGCTGAAAGGCCAGACGGCCGCCACGATGCCCATCGTGCGCGTCACCGACCTGTCCAAGACCCAGGGCGATACCGTCTCGGTTGACCTCTTCGACACCATCAACGGCAAGCCGATCGTCGGTGACCGTTCTGCGGAAGGCACCGGCGAAAAGCTGACCTCTTCCAGTATGGACGTGCGCATTGATCTGCTGACCAAGGCGGTGGATGCGGGCGCCAAGATGGGCAACCAGCGCACCGTGCATAACCTGCGCGGCGTGGCGATGGCCCAGCTCGAAGGCTACTTCCCGCGNCTCTACGATCAGATGGCGATCTGCCACCTGGCCGGTGCGCGTGGCTCCATGACCGGTCGTGACTGGATCATCCCGACCGCGGGTGATGTGGACTTCTCCGACATTGCCGTCAACAGCATCAAGGCGCCGACGTATAACCGCCACTTTGTGGTGGATACGGCCTCGACCGGCAACATCATCCAGGGCGGTGCCCAGCTCAATAGCATCGGTAACACCGACATCATGACGCTGGAGCATATCGACACCCTGTCGCTGCTGCTGGATGACCAGGAGTTCCCGATGCCGAACGTCAAGGTCGCGGACGATCCCGCCGCGTCTGACGAGCCGATCAAGGCCATCCTGTGGGTGACGCCGCGCCAGTGGTATCACATGCAGACGTCCGGAGGCACCTCCAATACCTGGAGAACCTTCCTGCAGAACGCCTGGGTCCGCAAATCCTACGGGTCCAAGCACCCGCTGTTCAGCGGCGAACCGGGCCTGTGGAACGGCATCCTGGTCAAGAAGATGCCGCGCTTTACCGTGCGCTTCGAGTCAGCAGAAGCCGGCGTCAAGTATGTCGCGGTCGGCGATCGCTATACCGGCACCGAGTCTAGTGTGACGATCGGCAGCATCAGCGGTTATGCGGTTGAGCGCGCCATCCTCACCGGTGGTCAGGCGCTGGCGATGGCCTATGGTCGCAACAACGGCAACGGCGGTGTCTTCAACTGGATGGAGCGCGAGTACAACTTCAAGCGCGGCATCGAGGTGGCAGGCGACGCGATGTTCGGCATGAGCAAGCTGCGCTTCAACTTCGCCGACAATAACGGCAACAGCGAACCGACCGATTATGGTGTCGCTGTGGTCGATTCCGTCGTGAAGCTCTAATCGATCCCCGTATCGGGGCTGATCTTGGGATTGGCCCCTTTTCATTTCGAGGAATATCTATGGCTATTGTTACCGCAAGCACGCTGACTCGCTCGCCGACCAGTGAGCGCAGTTATGACTACAGCGACCAGGCATCCATCACCGCGACCCCGGCAACGGGCGATCTGTGGAACTTCCTGGTCATTCCGGCCGGCACCGANATCCGGTCGATCACCATCCAGAATGCCGACCTCGGCACCGCGGCGCCGTTGGATCTGGGCTTTGCCCCGGTCGATGGATCTGCCGGTTCCGCTGCAGCGTTCCTGGACGACTATGCCGCCGGTACGGCTGCCGCAAACGGTGTCAACTACCTCCTGGCTGCGCCCGTTCGGGTGGAGAAGGACAGCTTCTTGCAGGCTGTCTTTGGCACCATCAATACCGGTGCCTCCGGTGCGATCACGGTACTGATCAACGGCAAGTTGCTCGGACCCAAGTAAGTCTCGCCCGGCCTTGGTGCCGGGCCTTTAATTCGTGAAGGGCGTCCTGTGTGGCGCCCTTTTTTATGGAGCGAATCCATGATCAAGGTCAAGTACATCGGCTCCAAGCCGAGCCAGGTCTACCGGCTGAATGGCCAGGACATTACCTGGGCACAGGATGAGGTGCTGGAAGTCGCCGACAGCTTTGAAACGGTGCTGGCGATACACCCTGGCAATTGGGAAATCGTAGGTCACACAAACACCGTCGAACCTGTTGAAATTCCAGAAGAACCGGTGACGGAACCACCCCTGGTGGACCTCGGCACTATGGATAAGCCCACCCTGCAGGCTTATCTGCAGCGTGAGCTGGGCCAGACCGTTGATCCGAAATGGAACGCCACGCGCCTGCGCAAGTACGTGCAGGACATCATGGGCAAGCGAGCATACGACCGGTAATGGCTTACACCACGTCTGAAGATACGGTGACACTTGAATCGATGGTCGGGCCGATGATGCTCGACTGTCCGATTCCAATCGTGACTCAGGCCTTGCTGTGGGCGACGATTGAGTTCTGCGAGCGCACCCAGATTTATGCCAACACGCAGACCCGCACCATCGCAGCCGGCACGCAAAACATCGCGCTGACGCCTAGCGATGACGCGATGATCACCGATCTCAAAGAGGTGCTGTGGGATGGCGATCCCATTCAGCCCATCACCCGCCAGGACGCCAGCGAAATCACCAAACTGAACCCGACCGGCTTGCCGCTGGGCTTCTACCGGCCCAATCCGGAAACCCTGGCTCTGGCCCCGGCCGCTGAAAAGGCGGGCGTCATCAAGGTCACGATGATCCTGGCGCCCTTGCGCAATGCGACGTCCATCCCGGCGTTTCTGCGCGATCAGCATCTGGAGGTGCTGGAAGCGGGCGCTAAGTACCGGCTGACCCGCATGAGTAACCGCCCCTGGTTCGATCCGCAGTGGACCGACTTCCGGGCGCAGTTCGAGAGCCTGATTGGAACGTACAGCATTCGCGCCGATAAAGATGGCACGCGCCGACCACTGAGGACCGCACCGATTTTTTAACCCGTCGAGATGACGGCATTTTCCCGTAGCAGGAACCTAATATGGCACTGACCGCACAAAACATACTGGACCGGGCGTCCATGATCATCCAAGACTTGACCAACGTGCGTTGGCCGCAGTCTGAGCTGCTCAACTGGCTTAATGATTCCCGCCGCGAGCTGGCGGTACTCAGGCCGGATATTTACTCGCAAAGCTCTGCCCTGAGCCTTGCCTCGGGGGCAAAACAATCCTTGCCTACCGGCGGATTGCGCTTGATGGATGTTCCCAGGAACACCTCTGGTGCGGCAGTCACGGTTACCCATCGCGGCTTTTTGGATCAGCAGAATCCAACCTGGCACACAAGCATCACACCGTCTACAACGATCAAGCATTTCATGGTGGACGAGCGCGACCCGTCTACGTTTTGGGTCTACCCGCCGGCAGCTTCTGGCGCTTCGGTCGAGATCATTTTCCAATCCACGCCTAGCGATTACTCGGCGTCTTCCACCTTGTCGGCCTACGAAGAGCTGTATGGCGGGGCGTTCGTGGATTACGTCTGCTACCGCGCCTTCAGTAAGGACTCCGAATACGCCGGCAACGCGCAACGCGCGCTAGCTCACTACGGTCAGTACACCAGCGCTCTGGGCTTGGGACGGCAGACCGACTTCGGTTACTCAGCCAACCAGAACAACATCGGCGGCGCTCGCAATAACCCGAAGGGCGGTGGTGTTGGCGGTGTCCCGACGCAACGGGCAGGCTAAGTCATGGCCGACAAAATCTTGCTGGTACAAGGCGACACCCTACCGACGCCGGTCGTGACGATCTATGACGAGATCTCCGGGGCTGCGGTGGATCTCACCGGCGCGTCGGTGCGCATGTTGTTTCGGGAAGTCGGCAGCACGACGCTGAAAGCGACCCTGACCGGCGTTCTGATCGGCAACCCGCCCGGCGCTACCGGGCAAGTGGTGTTCAGCTTCGGCAGCACCCTGGATGCACCGGGGAGTTACGAGGGCGAGTTTGAGGTGACTTTCCCTGGTGGTGGCATCCAGACAACCTACGCCGTGCAGAAATTCAAGGTGCGGGAGCAGTTCTGATGGACGGCGATGTTGCGGTCACTCAGTTAGCCGCCGAGGTGCGGCAGGTGCTGTTGGCGACGACGGTCGATATTGAGCAACGCTGGCAGTTTCTGACTCCGCAGGACAGGGTAGCGGCGGTCTCGGACGTTGTCTTCGTCGCCGTGCTCTACAACCGCTTGTTTGCGGATGGGGTGGGGGTCACTCGATGCGTTGTCGTCCACTTTCGGCAAGAACCTGGAAGATGCAGCGACCACAGCGGACGAGGCAGTGCTAGGTATTGGTTTGCTGACTGAGGACGTGGTTTCTCTATCCGACGCCGTGTCCAGGCTTGTCGATTACGTGCGGGCACAAGAAGATTCGGTCGAGGTTTATGACGCCGTCGAGGTGTACCTGACGCTGATCCGCGACTTTTCCGAGTCCGTCCCGGTCGCCGAGCAAGTGACCATGGACGCCGAACTGGCCTACGACGACACCGCGACGACCAGCGACGCCGCGGCTAAGGATTTCCTCACGCAAGTACAGGAACTGGTGGCGACTGCCGAAGAGTTTGCGCTCACGGTGGACTTTGCCAGAACAGTGGCCGAAACCACAGCCGCGACCGATGTTCCCGCAAAAACCCTAGCAATGCCCTTTGCAGACGTTGGCGGTTCGTATGTCGTCAACGGCTACTGGGAACCGGGCTACACCGAGGAAGGCACCGGGCCGGCGGTTTACGACACGTTTAGTTACACCCTCAATTAGGACATCACCATGATTAACGATCAGATCCACGTTACCGGCCAGCTTGGCATCGTACTGCGCGACGAGCACGGCAACGTGAAGGAAGAACGCCTGCACCCCAATCTGGTGGTGACCGCAGGTAAAGCCTGGATCGCCGCAAGGATGAAGGCCACGGGCGCACCGAATGAAATGAGTCACATGGCTGTGGGCACGGGCACCTCAGCGGCAGCGGACGCCAACACCACGCTGGGTACGGAGTCGGCGCGAGTCACGTTGGCCTCGTCGGTGTCTGGCGCCGTGGTGACCTACACCGCGACCTTTTCTCCGGGCACCGGCACGGCGGCGCTGACCGAAGCGGGAGTCTTTAACGCCGCGTCAGCAGGCACAATGCTGTGCCGCACCGTGTTCCCGGTCGTCAACAAAGGCGCGTCGGATTCCCTGGCGATTACCTGGACCGTCACGGTCGGCTGATTAGGAGACTGAGATGGCGTCTATTACCACCCGTGCAGGCAAAGGCTCCCAGCTAACCTGGAACGAGCTAGACGCCAACTTCACCAATCTAAATAACGACAAGCTAGAGAAGACCGGGGGGTCGGCGGCGCTCGCAGACCTGTCGCTTCAGTCCATCTCCGCTACCCTCCATCGCTCTCCCAATGCCATCACGGCGCTGTTTGTCTATGACACCAGCAAGGATAGCGATGGCGGGGCATGGACCGAGAAGTGCCAGCACACCAGTTGGTACAACGAGACGCTAAATGGTAAGTGGTTGGGTGCGCAGACATCTGAGGCCAACGCACGGGCCGTCTCTGGGGCAACTACCGATGACTACTACCAACTCACGACCGACGGCAAGTTCTACAAGCTGAATGCCACCAGCGGCACTACCGAGGTATTCCGAGGCAACAAGCGCAGTTTCCCGAAAGTCGCGGCGATTGTGGCTGANGCNGNCANNGTCANNATCTATGATNTGACTGAGGTCGATAGGCCGATGTTCGCTCGGTACGTCAATACGGGCGCGATGGCGACGGGCAATGTTGCCGCACTCCATGCGGTTAACGGGCAAGTGTTTGTCGGAGGGGCCTCGGGCTTGTCACGCCTGAATTTCGCCACGGATCGACTGTTTCTTCACACCACCAGTGGCATGAGTTCGCAAGCCGCGCTCGCCACCAGTCGCACGGCGGCTCGGACCACGGAAGTAGGCACGGCCTTCACCAACGCCGCGATTGCCGATGTTAAGGCCACGATCTTGCCAGATGCGCCGGTAGATGCAGTCACAGGTCTGAAAATCCCCACGGTTGCTGTCGCCACGGGTGCGCGGGTGGTTGTGATCCACAGCAGCGGGACGCTGGTCAACTCATCTAGCACCGCCGCATTCACCCAAGTCACCCTGACCCCGCAACTGCTGTCTGCGGGCCGTGCCGATGCGGTTTGGTACACCGCCGCAAACCCCGGCGCACTGGGCGCGGCGTTCGCCCTGACTACCAAGAATGCCAACACCGCCACTGACTTTAACGCTGGCTACACGACGCTGCTGAAGTCTAAAGACCGATCCAACTACGCGAGAACGTCAGGCGCAGTCGTCCAGATACTTCGCAATAACGAAGGCGCGATTGGCAAAGGATTAGCAGCGAAGCTATCCGACACCTACAACGCCGGTTGGCTGGTTGGGGATATTCGGCGGTGTTTCCTGAGCGACGTGGAGACTGGCTCGGTCGCTACGAACACACAGACCGAAGACTTCTCAACGTATGCGGATGATGCTGCATTGCGAGCAGTCTGGTCGCAAGGCTCGCCAACCAGCGCATCGCTGGTCGCGGGTAGAATGCGTATCGCCCCCGCTGGGAGCTGGGTATCGCGGTCGTGGCCTACCGTTATAGGCCGGGTGTATCGAATTTCCATAGCGGTCGCAGCAGGACAAAGTACTGTCCGTCTCGGCAATTCCACCGCGGGCACGAGTTATGGACAGTTCAGTAATGTTCCAATCGGGACATGGCGCGGTGTCTTTATCGCGACAGGCACCAGTTTCTGGGCGACGCCTTACGCGCATCCAACTCTCACCAACGAGTTTTCCTCGTTTGTGCTTGAGGAGGTGGTCGCCGACCGCTCCTACAAATCCGCAGGATCCAACATCCTCGGCACCTTGACCAAATCCGCTGTCGCCAGCAATGCCCAGCTTGTAGCCTATTCCGGCTTCTCGGCAGCGAACTATTTGCAGGAACCCTACTCGGCCGACCTTGACTTCGGTACAGGTGAGTGGAGTGTGGGTGCTTGGGTGAATGTGCCTAGTGCGTTGTCGGCGGCACGCTATCCTGTGCTTGGCCCAGAATCTTTGCTCAATTCAACGCTGGACGATGCGACTAATTGGACATCGCCAACAAACGGAACAATATCAGGCAATGCACTTAACTTTAATGGCACGACAACTTCCNATCAACAGTTTACTGGAACCACCACTGGTTTTAGCGCAAGCAAAACATATTTGGTGACATTCGAGGTATTCAACTGGGTATCTGGCTCTGTTGCTGTTCTAATGAGCAACGGTCTTGGCACTCAAATAAATCTAGGCTCAGGAAATGGTGTAAAGAACGTAGGTGTTAATGTGACATCTATCAACACCATTGGTATACGGGCACCCGGCATTGGATCAACGTACTCAGTCCGCAACATATCCGTTAAAGAAGTCGGTCCCGCACTGATTGAGGATCGTGCTTATTCATCTGGCGCTCACATCAAGCTCGGCATCGACGTCACCAACAAACTCACCGCCACTGCCTACGACGGCACCACCACCCGCACGGTCACGACCACTGCCGCCTACAACACCGCCACTTGGTTAAAGGCCGAAGCCGAGTACACCACAGACGGCGCACTGGCGATCCGGGTTAATGGCACCAAGGTAGCGACGACGACAGGGACCCCGCTCCTGACGCTGAACAACAGCAATGCGGCCCTTACCATCGGCAACAGCTACGCGCTCGATGCGCCATTCCCCGGCAGTATCGCCCTGCTG